AAGCGCTGCGCGAGGTCTTCGAGCACAAGCGCACCTGCGGGGCTTTCGAACAGGATTTGATAGTCCTGCGGCTGCGCGGCTTGCGGCGCGGCTCCGGGAATGTTCGCTCTCATTGCGCGGCCGCCATGCGTTGCGCTGCTGCTGAGCCCATCGACTTCATGACGTCGCCCTGCACTTCCATACCCATCTGCGCCTGCGCTTGCTGCGCCTGCGCTGCCTGCTTCTTCTTGCGATAGTCGGCAAGCTCGGCAGTCGAGCGCATGATGCGATCCGGCACACCCAGACCTTGACCCGTCGCGCGCGCGGCCTCGTCGGTGTCGACCACATCGATCACGCTCGGATCGACCTGAGCCATCACCGTGAGATCGCCCATGTAACGCTCGATCGCCGAGACTTCCTCAAGTTTCTGAGCGCGTGCGAGCGGTGACTGGTACTGAACCGAGAACTCGCGCCCGGCGAGCGAATCAGGCGGCGGAGCAAAGACGCCAGCGCGGTAGGCCAGACCGAAGCAGCGCACGATCAGCGGCTGCAGGTATTCGGCCTGAAGGCGGCCATAGATCGGCCCGAGCAGTTGCCGGATCAGGTCGACGCGCACATGCACCTCAGTCGCGGTCATTGCGGGCCCGTCCTGCGGCTGCAACTGATCGGCCATCAGCGTCTTACGGATCTGGCCTTGGAGCTTCTCGATGCGCGCCTCGGCAAGTTGCCAGTTCGTGGCGGGCTGCAGCGGCTTGATGCTGTCGACCGAGTTCGCGACGATGATCTTGCGCGGTCCGAGTTTGACCGTGCGCGGGTTGAGCACGCCATCGTCCTCGGCGACATACATGCCGGAGACGGCGAGGTCGAGGTTTGCGTATTCGAGGCGCACGACGTCGTTGAGCGTACGAATGTCCGGCAGCGCGTCGAGCACCGGGCCGACTGCGTAGAAGCTCGCCGGGATGCGCTTCCAGCGCGCGACAATTGCGGGCATCTCCTGATAGCCCGACTCGCGCACGACCTTCTTGCCTTCGCACGAGAGCTGATACGAGGCGATCGGCATGTTCTTCGCGCGCAGCGCGCCGACCATGTACGTGTCGCGCGGCTCGATGCAGTGCACGAAATCGAACTTCTTGTCCGGGTCGTCTTTCGCCGCCTTCGTGATGATCTCCGGCAGCTCGTCGCCGCGCTTGCTGAATTCCTTTACGGCCTGCGCGGCGGTGAGTTGATACGGTCGATAGATCGTGTCGCACTTGCCGCCCGGCCGCGTCGAAGAGACGTAGCACTGCGCGAGCGGCCAGTGTTCGAACATGAAGCCGCCGTTGATCGGATCCTCGATCACGTAGAGCACGAACCAGCCGCCCATCAGATCGGCGACGCAGTCCGATGCCTCGGCGTCGAAGTTCGCGTTATGGATGTTCTCCCACAAAATTTCACTCGATTCGTCGAGCCAGCGGCGCGCGTCGTCATCCGCTCCGTTCACGGTCATCTTGAACCAGAGCGAATTGGGCGGCGTCATGCCCGACATGATCGAAGCGCAGAGCGTGCGCGTGGCGTCCGTCGCGGTCGAATCGAAGATCTTCGCGACCGCGCTCGCGATCTCCGATGCGTTCATCGCCGGGCCGTTGAGACCGGATGCGCGCACCGGATCGGTGTACATGAAGCACTCTTGCCACGTCGTCTCGTGCGGCTGACGATCGGCCTTGAGCGCGTCCAGGCGCTTGAGAAGACGTTCCCCGAGATCCATGTTTTACGCGCCCAAGGTGGATTTGCCGGATGCCATGACCGACGACGTCGACGCGGCGCTCGTGCTGCCGGATGCGCCGCTCGACAGCAGGCTCGATGCAGCGCGGCGCTTCTTGTCCGCTGCGGCTTGCTCGTTCGCGGCCTGAGCGGCCTTCGCGTCCGTGGCGTCGGTCGAGCTTGCGGTTTCTGTAACGGCCGATGCTGAAGGCGCGCTCGGCTTCGACGCGAGCGCCGTTCCGACGCTGCCTGCCGCACCAATGCCAGCGGCAATCAGTCCGAGAGTGATCGGTTCGCACATGGCAATCACCTCAACGGTACTTTTGCGGGAGCGGATCTTTCGGCGTCGGCACGAGCCAGCCATCGCGGCACAGCACGGGCGCGGCGATCTGGTCTGGGTCGAGTTCGCTGGAGTGCGGCAGGACCTCTTCGGGCGCGGCGCCCTGCTCGATGGCTTTACGCGCGCGACGGCGCTGCTCGACGGCAGCGGCGGCACGGCGCTGCACTTCGGCCTGATCGGGCAGCGCTTCGTCGCCCAGATCGCGGAACTGCTGCGCGAGTTCCTTGCGCTTGGCGGCAATCAGTTCGTCGCGCTCGTGACCGTCCAGCGCATTCCACGCCTCGGCCGAATACGCCGACGTCTCGTAGGCGCTGCGCACGATATCGTTCATCGGCACGTCGCGACCGCTGACGTCGATCATCACGTCGTCGGCGCCCATGCCAGCGATCTGCGTTGCGTCGGGATTGGTTGCGGGATCGGCCGGTGCGCCCGGCGTTTGCGTCTTGTAGCTACGGGTTGCCATCGAATGCCTCCGTGGGAATGGAGGCGAGTATTGGCCCGTCAGAAGGTCGGAATCTTGACTGTCAGCGGAAGTCCGCGGCGGTGAGGGGCCGAGGGATCAGAGGCGGATCCTCGGCGCTCTTGCCGGTCACTTGCGCCCAGAGGCGCAGCAACTGCACTCCGTACCAGTGACGCGGTTCCATGCCGTGGTACTGGTAGGTCGTGAGATTGGAGCGGGAGATTGCCGTGTATTGCGCGATCTCCGTGAGCGTATAGCCCTCGCGCCGCGTCTCCTCCATGACGCGGGACCAGTCGACCATCATGCGCGAGGGACCATTCATAGGCTCAGAACTCGGCTTCGATGTCGCGCAGCAGCTCGACGATGTGAGACATCACAACGGCCTCATCGGCCTCGAACTTCAGGCGCAGCCAGCGCGCGCGAGTCTTGAGCGGGTGTTCGTCGCTGTTCGGGTCGATCGTGGGCGTGTCATTGCCCGCCGCTTGGCTGGAAGTGACCACAGCGGGGGCACCACCAGCCACGACGTTTCCCGAGTCGTCCTCGACCGTGGCGTCGACCTTATCGGCCGCGGCGAGCTGCGCGTCGTCGGCATCGGTGTGGTCAGCGACCGGCACGATCACGCCACCAGCGCCCAAAGGGAGCGGGTCAGCCGATGCCCCAGAGTCCTGCGTGTCGGAGCCTGCATCCGATGCGACCGTCGCACTCGATGAGCCAGTGGCAGCCGCATCGGGCTTTCCCACGTCACCACCACCGACAAGAGCATCGCCAGCCGCTTGCGCGCCATCGGCGGCAGCGGCTGCAGCGTTTCCCGCGTCACTCGTCGAAGTATCCGTAGTCGCGCCAGACGAATCGATCGCCGACGCGCTCTCGGTGGACGTGGGGCTCACGGTCTCTGCACTCGGTGCATCGCCACTTGTCGAAGTCGCCAAAGAGTCCTGCGCATCGGTCGGCGAACTCTCCTGCGCGGTCACGTTTCCCTGCTCACCTGCATCGCCAGCCGTCGCAGCGGGCGCAGAGTCGTTGCTCGCCGTTTGCTCGTCCGACGAGGCACCACCAACAGCGTTTCCCGTTTTCTCCTCGGGGTGCGCGTCGAGCGCAAGTTGGTCGATCTCGTCGGGCTTCTTCGTTTCGTCAGTCATGGTGCTGCTCCTTTGGGTTGGTGCTACCGGGGGATTAAGCGTGCTCTGCTTGCCGCTCGCGCCACTGCACGAACGGTTTGCGAATGAAGTTGTGGAAGCGCTCAGCGGCCTCCTTGCTCGTCGCCAACTCGCGGCGGCTCTCGACCTTGCAGACCATGCGGATGAACTGCGCGGCCTCGTCTGCGCTCACCGCGCGCGGCGGCACAGTCCACTGGCCGACCCATTCGATGAACTGCGCATCGCGCGCGAGCATGCCGGAGAGTTGGACGAGGTTCATTGCCAGCCCTCCGCGTTCGTGCGTCGAGCGAAGCGCTTTGCGCGGCGCGCTGCGCGGTTCTTGCCCGCGTCGAGGCAGTTGAACATCCCGACGTTGCCGAGACGCGCCATCGCCTTCTCGACGACGAGCAGATCGCGGCTAGGCGTAACACCGTCGACGACGATTACCTTCACGCCTTCCGCTTCCAACGCGCGGATCTCATCGGCAGCGATCATCGCGATGTGCGGGGAGATGAGGAAGACGGGCGCGTCCATGTCACACCGCCAGCGGATCGAACAGCGACGGATAGACAGCCGGAAGATCGATCGCAACCTGCGGCTGCAACGTCGCGATCTGCGCGATGCGTACGACGATCCGAGCCTCGCCATCCGGCTCAGCGCGCTCTGCCGTGATCTTGCGCACCCACTTGTCGTCGTCGAACGCCACGCCCTTGAGCGCGTCGAGCAGCACCTTCTGCGCGTTGTCGAGGTCCAGGCACATCACGTCGTCGTGCCACGCGTCGCCGAGCTTGCGTGCGCGTCGCTGCCAGTCCTGCGGGCGCTTCGGATAGAGCGTGTAGTCGATCGCAATGCGGCCGGCGAGCGGCGCACGCACACCAGCAGCGCGCACGATCCACGCGACCTGCTCCTTGTACGCCTTGGCCTCGGACGAGACGTAGTTCATCGCCACGCCATTCACGACGCGCACGCGCCAGTAGCGATTCGCGCTCACCGGATACGGAAGCGTGACCGTCAGCATCACTCGCCTCCCCAAATGCGCGCACGCGCGCGAGAGGGGCGCGAGTCACGCGCATCCGCCTTCTGACACACATCGGTCCAAAGAGCCGCCGAGAGAGCCGCAAAGAACGGCAGCATGAGGACAAACACGATTGCTTGGGCGTCGGCGTTCATTGCGGGGCCTTTTGCGGTTGCGGGTTCCAGTTGCGGCGGCGGATGCCGAGCGCGGCGTAGAGGGGGTCAAAGTCGGCGGGCAGCATCACGGCGTCTCCCAGAGGCGTTGACCGCGCATGCGGTAGTTGTCGACGACGGTCTGGCGAATCTCGGCGTATTGCTGCTTCAGCTCCGGATCGATGCATTCCTCGACGACCGCCCGGCCAGCCGATGACGTGATCGCGTCTGTGGCGCACCGAGCCACCGCATACGGCAGCGGATAGCCGGAGCGCGAAGTACCGCGCAGGATCAGCCGAAAAGCCCACTCAGCCGATGCCGGAGCCTGCTGCATGCGCGAGAGCGTGCGATTGAGCAGCGCGAGGTTTTCGGCGGCTTGCTCGGGCGTCATCTTCGGCATGTGTTCGAGCTGCGGCTGCTCGTGCGCGACGGCTTCGACGCGGCATTGCTTGCAGTGAGCGACAAACTCGGGAAGCGTCGGAGCCTT